CACCATCTGGTTGGCCTCGCCGGACTTCAGGCGCTCCAGATAAACTGCATGCCTTACCGTGGAATCAACGAGGGCTTCAGGTACCGCCATCAGCGTCATCCAGGGCAAGGCCGGTTCCGCTTTCGCCTACTTCCTCGCGCACTTCGTCATCGGTCTTTTCTGAATCAATCAGACCGGTGCGGCGCATCCACGCCCACACGTCAGTCTCAGGAACAGCGCCGCTCATCCAGGCCGCCACAATCTCACGCAGCAACTGGGAATCCAGCGTGTGTTCCACCAGATCCTGATTGAGCAGATAGGACACATCACCAGACGCGCCCATGAACTCGGCGCACCACTCAAGGCACTTGGTGTACGCCTCGGATACATTGGCGGACGCCAGAGACAGAGCCGAGTGCTGTGCCGCGTCATCGCTGTTCACTTCCGTGGCCGTCTTGATTGCGCTACCGACCTGCATCAGCCTCGCGCCAAGGCTTGTCATTCTTTCTTCTATCTTGCCAGGCTCTTCCGCCAAACCCGTGTCAGAACTCATTGTGGCTATGCCGAACGAACCACCCTCTGGGAGCATAATCGGCGCCCTTGATCCAAACAAAACGCCCCTTTTTTCCAACATTTCTACCCACTGCTGGGTCAGTCCTGCCATCCAGGGCTGGCCCATGCCCACATAGTGCAGCGAGTTATACCAGCTTGCCTGAATTTGATAGTGGGTTATGTTTAGCCTTGCCAGATCCAGCAGTGGCGCCTTATCAATGCTGCTTTCATTGTTCTGCGCACCCACAAAAGTGAAGGGTATGCGGTTCCACGGCGCACCGTTTCCGCGCTTGGGAATGTACTGTTGGTGGATTTCCCATGCCGTGCCCTTTTCATTCGCACGCCAGACGGTGACCTGGTAAAGGCCCTCTACCAGTTGCAGCACTCGGTACTGCTCGATTTCATCAACGCTGAAACCGTCCTCCGCCACTTCTTCTGCTGTTTCTTTAAGCACAATCAGCGACAATAGATGAGCGCCGCCCACCTTCGTGGTGCGCCAGTTGGTGATCTGCTCTGCTTGATAGCGAACAATGCTGGCGCGGACCAGGCCGGCGTTTTGGTCGGCCCGCGAGGCCGGGGCCTCTGCATTGGGGTAATCCACCAGCAGGCCTTCGCGGCCCTTGCCCATGACGTTTTCGAGGACACGCTGGCTCTGCTGAAAGATGCTTACCCCGGCGCCATCAACATCAGTGGAGACATAATCCAGACCAGCCTGCACTTCCAGCTCAGGGTCTTTGCGGAATACCGCACCGATCAGCCCTTGAAGAGTGTGCCCGGTGACGTTGTAGAAGCTGGCCCGCTGCTTGTAGCGGTCATAGACGGCTTTCTTCTCGCCCGGCTCCTCTTCCACCGCTGACGGGTTCGGCAGATACGCCTCGCCCTTGGCTTTGACTTTTTCCTCACCGGCAACAACGTCCGCGACCAGCTCCCAGCTGGGCAGCGCAGCGTTGTAATCGCCTCTCGTGTAGGTAACGTCTTTTGCCATTAGTAATTCATTCTCAGCTTGGTGGCAGTGGCCGGCTTGATTACCGGGTAGTCGTGGTGGATGAAGTAGCCGCCGGCGTCGTTCGGGTGGTCCAGATCGCCTTTCTTGTCTGGCTCGCCGCTTTCTGCCCAAGGCTGCTGCTCCAGGGTGTCGGCATAGCCAGGGCATCTCTCGGTGTTCACCAGATACCGGCGCTCACCCTTCGCGTTACAGAACATGGCGTTCATGGCGTTAACCCGGTCTTTAACAGGCGGGTTGGCGCTGGGCGCATGCACCGAGAAACCGGCATCCCTGAGCGTTGCAATGTCGGTTTTGCTGGCGTTAACGGATTTTCTGGAATCGCCAGAGGCGTCTGGGTAAATGCGAATCTCGCATGTCTTCCAGTATTCGCCGTCCCGGTATTCCCAGTACCGCTCTTTGATCTTCTGAATCATGTCCGGCGTGTCATAGCCATTCAGAATCTCATCCACCGCCCGGGGCATCTTGTTTCGCTTTACGTGGGTGACAGCGGCCATCTTTCCCACATTGAAGTCCATGCCGATATACAGCGGCTCACCGCTCTGAACGGTGTCAGAACAGTGATTCAGCGTCTTGTCGAACTGGTGGTAAACCGTGCCCGAAAGCAGGTTTACAAACTGGCCGTTCAGGTAAGCCCGGATCAGCTCCGGGGTGTAGGCCTCCAGCATGGCGTCAATGTAGTCATCCGGCAGGTTCGCTTCATTGTCGAACGTGGACGCCTGGATGATGCCGTAGCGCTTGGCCATTTCCGGCCTGTCACGCAACGACCTGACGAACTGGCGATAGACGAACTTGAAGCCTTCCGGCGTCGTCGTTACATCAATGCCGTTCTTTACCCCATGCACCTTGTAGCGCATGCGAGCCATAATCTTTCGCCAGGCCTGCTCTGCCTTCTTCTCGGCAAGCAGGTCCAGCTCATCGACCAAGGCGTGGCCGATCTTGAAGCCAACAATGTTGGCCGGGTCATCAATAGAGCGGCAGATCACAGATCCGCGGTACCGGCTGCCACTGTAAACCTCTACTTCGTGGTCGCCCTTCTTGACCTTGACCCGAAGGCCCATTGTCTCGGCAACCTCGCCGATAGTCGGGTAGAAAATATCCCGTATCAGCGGATAGGTCGGGGCAAAGTAGCCCTGGTTGATTTTCGGGTGCTCGTAGAAATGCGCCAGCATCCCGGTGCAGCCCACCCAGGTTTTGCCTGAGCCAAAGCCGGCAACATAGGCCCTGTACTTGTGAGGCAGATTCAGGAACTGGCTTTGCGGGACATTAAGCCCCGTTTTCACCACCTTTGCGTGTCCTGGCATCCTGAACCTCGAAAACAATCTTGGTTGGCGGCAGATCCGCGTCGCCACCAGCAGGGTCAGGGTTGCGCTGCCACTTATCGCGCTGCCTGTTGTGAAGCCAAGCCAGGCAGGCTGTCGTGTCCGGCGGGTAATGCTCTATGTAAGGCTCAACGACCGGCGAACCTTCGTACTGCATAATCTTCACAGCCTCATGGCTGTAGCCGCAGGCTCTGCGGTAAAGGCTTTCCACCACATTGGCATCCGCCAAAGTCTTGCCCTTTTTTATGGACTCAAAGAATTCGGGATGCTTCTTTTTCCAGTTGTTGATGGTTTGCTCTGTCACCTCGAAAAACTCGCCCAGCTCCTTGTCGGTAAGGCCTAGCTTGCAGAGCTTTTCAACCTGATCAGCGTATTCTGGTTTGTAGCCTGTCCTTCTGGCCATCACCGATGACCTCCATACCGGCCCCGCCGGCTCACTTCGGGCACCGCCCGGTTAATTCCCCCGCGTTACCTGCGGGTTCTTGTCGATAATCATGGCGTCGAACTTTGGCGCAACACCGTAGATGGCCACCACCAGGGTTAACGCCGCCATCAGCCCGCCGATGACGTAAACGCCGCCTCGGACAAAAGCGTTCATTTTGATGACCGTCCGGTTTGTCTCTTCCGAGGTTTCGGCCATGCTCACCAGGTACTGGACAGACTTCTCCAGGTCGCCAACACGGTGAGGCAGCTTTTCTTCTTCCAGGACGCGCAAACGGTGATCTGTCAGCGTGTGCGAGCGCTCCAGGTCGTTTACCCGAAGCGGAATACTGTCCATGTCGTGGGCCTCATGTGTCATCCCGGAAACTTCTCCACCACTGCCGAGCCAGGTAGGCCAGCACAAGCCATGAAAATAAAATGATGATCGTTGCCAGGACGGCTGCGTGGGCCGTGTCCTGTGCGTATTTACTCAGCCGCGCGGATCGCATCGACCAGTCCGTTATGGCGGGTTGCGCAGTCGTGGTACTGGCTGGCCCACTGCTTCATGGTGGTCAGCACAGTGCCGGCCTCCCCGTCACTCAGGGTCGGCAGTGTCGCCGGACAGGTCGCCATCAGGTTCTGCTGGTAGCTGGGAAGCGTCGTTGAGGGCCGCAGCATTGAGCAGCCCGACACCAGCGCCAGGCAGGCACACATTGCGATACACCGGCTTAATGACTTCACGGGTCACCCCACGGTCGATAACGGTTTGATTGGCCTTCAGGCCGGATAGCTTCTCTTCCACTGCCGCGGCTATCTTGGAATCACTTTGCAGTGCCGCGGTAATGGCGTCCGCTGTAGCCTTTTGCCTCTCAAGCTCTTTGGAGTCTTCGTGCCAACCGCGGGCAGTCCAGCCGCCAAAGGCGATGCCGCCAACAATGGCCAGTACCGCCAGATACGGGCCGCCTTTGTTCAGCAGGGTGAGCCAAGTCATTTCTGCTCCCGGCGCCACTTCCAGATGCCCACCCCGATGGCCGGCAGGCCGAATACTGTGGCCAGAGCCGCAGCGGTGCCCGTGGGCACGTCTGGCGGGCTGTCACCGAATACGCGGATGGTCACCCAGGTGGTCAGGGTGATTGCCCAGAGAATTACCACCAGGCTCATGAGCGCATTTTCAGTGATGAACCGGTACAGGCGGGCCATCAGTAGCTCCACACCCAAGGCCGGGGCCGCCCCGGCTCGGGCTTCAGGTCATCCAGGTGGATGAATCGCCCGTCGCCCTTCTGGTTCACGCCGATACCGGTAAAGCCGTGCTTCAGCGCCAGCTCAATGATTTTCAGGGCATCGCCGCCACTTACTGCAATATCAGCAGCCCGGCCACTGGCATGCGCCCCTGGGGAGGCTTTGCGGGCCTCAATGGGGTGAGTCGGGTGCCTGTAACCACTGGTGACGGTCATGGGTTTGCCGTACTCAGTGCGCAGAGCCTGCAGCTTTTCCATAAAGCCCGGCTTCATGCCGTTCTTGCCGGTGTGGGAGCACACAAATTCATGCGGCTGGAAGTTGGCGAATCTGTCCCAGTCCATTGCATGCTCCAGAAATTGGCGCCCGCCGTGGTGCGCCCGAACGGGTTACTCCCAGTCCGTTGAGGCGTGGCAGGCTAGATATATCGCGATGTGGCTGACTGACTGCAAAGGGGTCGCCAATCCCACCGAGGCCGCAGTGATACCAGCCGGCGTTGCTAGCCTGCTGTTCCCGCCCCCGGCCAACGTCGTTTCGGGGCAGAAAAAGAAAAACCCGCTCAAGGCGGGTTTGGGGATGCTGGCCAATGGGTTCGGGGGAAGGGTCGGCCAACGAAATCAAATTGTTTCGGTCACCTCTGGCAACCATAGCTGTTTTGTACCACTGGACTGTTAGTCAGTCAACTAATTGCCAGCGTTATTTTGACAGTGAACAAATGGGCAGTTACGCGGCCATGGCCAGCATGGCGGCCACCATGCTCTCACCGATTTCGAGGCGCTTGATTGCGGTGACCCTGGACACCCGCAAGCGCTTTGCCAACACCGTCTTACTCAGTGCTCGGTAGTCATCGCCATCAGGGAAGGCGTAGTACAGTTTCAGCGCCATAAACGCCGGCGGATTGTGCTGCCGAATGTGGGTCATGACATGCTCGTCAAAGCTCTGGCAGGCCGCATCCTCCCACACCTGCACCGGGCGGCCATCGTCATCCACTATCTGGCCTATCTGGCGGTCTACGATAGGCCCCATCCAGCTGATTGCCCCCTTGGGTGCCGGCCCTGCAGTTCTCGACCATATCCCCCACTGTTCAAGCGCAAAGCGCGCTTCAGCGTAGATCGTGACCTCTTGCGCTTCAGACATCTGCCCTCTCCTTCGCCAGTTCCCGCTTCATCTTCGTGAATGCCAGCTT